TCCTAAAGTTATTATCAATAAACGCCCTAAAAGCGATGATTATTCTGGACCATTGAGAACTTGGTATGTTTGTATAGCTAATAATGTTTTTAATCAAAATCCTCAAACTAATCCAACTTATTGGCAAAAAGATGGTTGTAGTAAAAAAATATCAGCATGTAAAAAAAGATTTACTGGAACAACTCCTTTACCATTTGGAGGATTTCCTGGAACCGATGGATTTAGTTATGGAGGTTAATATTTTTAAAAATTCCAAAGAAGCCCTTGGCAAGATTAAAGATCATTGTCTTATTCATCCTTTCGTAGAAATATGTGGATTTCTTGGCTATGATTCAATTAAGAAAAAATATATAGTTCAGTTAGAAAAAAATTGTTCTAGTGATCCACAGAACTTTTTCGCCATTGATGCTCTTAAATATTTATTATTTAAACAAAAATATACATTGGCCGCAGTATTTCATAGTCATATTATTGGCGATGAAAAACCTTCAGAGTTCGATATTAAAATGTCCGAAAATTGTTGCATACCATTTTTAATTTATGGTTTAAACACGGATAAGTTTGAAATTTATCAGCCTAAAAATATCGAATGTGATGTAAAGATAATAAAGAAAATTAAAGCCAACATATGACAAACATAACATTACATGGCATTCTAGCTAAAGAATTTGGTGAAAACTTTAAGATGCAAATCTATAAAGCTGCAAATGTTATTAAGGCTATAGATGTTAATAGAAAAAACTTCAATAAAAGAATATTTGAACTTTCAAGAGAAGGTTTAAATTATACAATGATTGTTGATGGCAAAAAAATTACTGAATTAGAAGAATTAAATATTCAAAGAGAGCCTCAAGAAATTCATTTAGTGCCATTAATTGTTGGTGCTGGAGCAGTTCTTGGAGCTGCTATTTTAACTGGAATCGGAAGTGTTTTGACGGGAGTTGGCGCAACTGGTGCTGGCGCTTTTTTTGCGACATTAGCTGGTAATGCATTGGCGGCTGGTATAGTCGGCTCTTTAGCTCTAACTGCCGTGTCTATTGGTCTTCAAATGCTTTTAGCCCCTAAACCTGAAGCTCCAGCACCAATATCTGCATCCACAAAAGCTATGTCAGAATCATTTTCTTTTTCTAATAAAGTCAATATAGCTTCGCAAGGAGTGGCAGTTCCCGTTGGATATGGAAGGCTAAAAGTCGCATCACAAGTAATTCAATTTTCTATAAAATCATATCCTCAAAATCAAGAAAGTGTTAATGCTATGCAACAGGCATATTATTCAAATACATCTACTACAGATCCTATTCCCGCACCTCAATCGGTATCTAATAAAACATCATGAAGCATTTATTAAAAAAAATAAGTTTGGCTGGTGGTAAAAAATCAAAACCAAAACCACAACCAGCAACTTTAAACCCACCGCAAATTGGAGATTTACAATTAGCAGCTTCCTATAGTTATGCAGAGACTTTAGATTTAATTAGTGATGGGCCAATTGAAGGATTAGTTAATAAAAATGGTTTAAAATTAGGAAGCAAAGATATATTACAAGGAATTTATTTAGATGATACAGTTGTTGCGGTATCTAATGATGTTATTGTTGAATCTGCACCGACATATGATAATACATTTAGTGCGAAAGATTCAGAATACATTAAGCCATTAAAACAATTTTTTAATAATTTATTAAATTTACCCACTATTCCTGCAAATGCTAATGTTGTTGCTCCTAGTAATTATAAAACAATAACTTCAGTTATTTTTGATTTAACATTTGGATTTAATGAATACCGAACGCTAACTACTGATTTTTTTGATGATTATGATATTAATATATTAAACAAAGGATCGCTTTTAACTAGTTCTTTTGTAAGAAATGTGCAACCTTATGGAGTATCAAACACATATAAAGATGGTAGTTATGTTAATACTTATCCATTAGCATTAAATCTATATGTAACAACAGATATTGCCCCAGATCAAACCTCAAAAGGAATAATTATTAGTTATAAATTAAAGAGGGCATATGATCTTAATACCCAAATTATTAATTCATATTTAGATTCTTTCATTCTAAATGAATTATCTTTTATTCAATCATTAATAAACATAGGTGATTATAATACTTATGAACAAGAATATCTGACTAATATGTTCAATGATAATTTTGGAAGTGATTGGCGAACAAGAACTACAACATTGATATCTAATTGGGCTTATACTCCTGAAATTTTTGATTATAAAAATGATATGATTTTTGTAATTAAAGTAAATAATAAACAAATGATTCCTTCTGGAATTTCATTAATGGATTCTAAAATTTTACAAAAGTTTAAATTTTCTTTGGAAGATGGATCTAATAATAATTTAACAGATTCTAATGTTAAAATTTATGATTTTATTTTACCAAGAATGAATATTGATACTGTAAATAAAACTGCTACTACTACTGGCGCATGTTATGGATGTTTCATTGTAGTTGTAAAAGGTGTAGCAAAATCTTATAATACATTTGATACTCGCAGTTCATTAAATCGAAATTATATTACTTTTAATATTGCATCATCAGCAATTAATACATTAGCTAATGTTTCAAAATTAAGTTTAAAAAAGATATCTACTGCTCCATCTAGCAACAATATTCAAAAATATAATTATGCTAATATATTGGCTGAATATCGAAATGGTGATGAATATCAACAACCTTTTAAATATTTTAATAATATTTTAATTGATAAAAATTATGGAACAACATTGACGGGTCCATTTAAATTAACTGGAAATGTTCAAAGAATTGTAGAAAATGAATTTTTAGTTTCAGACAATTTAAATCGTACATATAATCCAAATTTTTTGATAAGTGAGTATGGTGTTTCAAGAGGGGGATATAGCGATAAATCTGCTATTGAAGGAAGTATTGATGGATCGACTGATTATCCAAGAAAAACTGCTTTTAATTATAGTGATTGGAATTATAATCAAATTACTTTTAATGAGTCTGCTAATTCTATAAAGCATATAATTAATAATCCAAATGTTTCTCAAGTTTTTATAAGCATTTTGATATCTCAATTATCAGATACTTTAACAATGGATACTTCAGCTTATACAAATAGATTAAGTACACTATCAAGTATGAAAGCTGGAACTAAATTTCCAACAATAATTAATATAGAAGTAGAAACTGGATCTATAGATTCAAAAGGTATCGAAACAGTTAGAGAAACTAGAAAATTTAAAATAGTAGCTTTAATCGAATCTCCAACTTATATTGATATTGGTAATCCAGATAATAAGGCTTATAAAAGTGACGATTATAAATTTATTTCTGAATATGGAATTATTGATCCTAATAATAACACCATTTTTGATCCATTTAATTTACCTATAGTTGATCAAAATTCTCAAACCGCATTAGACTCTAATTCAAAAAGATATATAAAAGTTACAAAATTATCTACTGAAACTAATTCTGTTTTAATTAAAAAAGAAATTTCATTAAGCAAGATTACAGAAATAATTCCATTAAACTTTACTTATCCATATTCTGCAATTGTTGCAACAAAAATAGATTCTAGGTCATTTGGAAATATTCCTACCAGAACTTATGATTGTAAATTGAAAAAAGTTAGAGTTCCTTCTAATTATAATCCATTACTAAATAATGGCAAAGATAAAAGATATTATTCTACTGAAGCAGAATTTAATTCTACTAGTAAAAATAATAAATTAATTTATGATGGAGATTGGGATGGGCAATTAAAAAATACATTAGAATGGACTGATAATCCTGCATGGATTCTTTATGATTTAATCACTAATGAAAGATATGGTTTAGGTCAGTACATGGATGCGAGTCAAATTGATATTTTTGATTTATATAAAATTGCTAGATTTTGTGATGCAGTTGACGATTATGGATATTTTGAAGGAGTGCCTGATAATGCTGGAGGTTTAGAACCAAGATTTTCTTGTAATATTTATTTTCAAGATGGTATTAAGGTCTTTGATGCTTTAAATACAATTGCTAGTTTATTTAGGGGTATGATTTACTATAATAATTCTCAAATTAATTTTGTAGATGATCGTCCAAAAGATCCTATTGCTTTATTTGCAAATACTAATGTTAAAGATGGTGTCTTCAATTATACTAATTATCGAAGAGATGAGCAATTCAATAGTATTGAAGTAGTTTATATTGATCGATTTGAAAACTTTTTAACTAAAGTTGAATATGTTGAAGATGAAGAGGATATTAGAAAAAGAGGAGTTTTCAAAAAAACAATTAATGCAAATGGAGTTACTTCTAGAGCAATGGCAAGAAGATTGGGGCAACATATAATTTTCCAAACTATAAAAGAAAATCAAAGTGTTTCGTTTACTTCTGGATTAGAATCTTTACTATGTAAACCTGGAGATTTAATTATTATTGAAGATGAATTAAAAAGTTTAAAATCTAATTTTGGTAAAGTTTTATCTGTTAATTCATCAACTGGATCAATTCGTCTTAATGAGAAATTTATTAGTGGAGAATATGATAATAAATTAACTGTCTATACTCCTACTGGATATGACACTTATGATGTAGTAGAAACATTAGCTACAAATGGAAGGTCAAGAGTTTATGGTTCTGGATTTTATTTAACAACTGGAAATTGGAGTTCAACTTATAATTATCTTACTGGTTTTTATCAATTTTCTAAATATATAGACGGCTTCTCTGCCGATAAAATACAAACTAATGATAATTTAAGAATTCAATATGCTTATTATACGGGTACTGGATCAAATTTTTGCTATTTCGATACGACATTTACAGGTTGGGTTTTAGGATCAGGAACTGCATTTACAAGTAATAATAGTTATAATAAATTTATTTTTGATGCATCTAATCATGATTTTACTGAAGTCAATAG